GGTAAACTCCGAGTGTGGCCTTGGCGGCCAAGGATGTTAAATTGGCATGCGCCGAAACTTCTACAGAAATAATTTCTGTAGCAAAACCCGCGGACAATGCTTCGTCGGCAGTGAACCAAACATCTTTCTTACGGATGTCTGCCACCACTTCCGAAGAAAGAGTCGTCCGGGATTCGTAAATATTGAAGAGGGTTTCTTCAGCCTTTTTCAAAAGGTCAAGGTTACTTTCCAAATCCGAAATAGTCCCATACGTGCCTACGCTCGGCGCGTGGGCCATAATGAAACCGTGTTCGGCGATCTGCCTCACTTCACCCGCGAGAAAGATCACACTTGCAATACTCGCGGCAACCCCGTCAACTATGGTCGTCACCGTACCCTTGTGGGCTCGGAGTAGTTGATAGATCGCCAAGCCTTGGAAGACTGAACCACCGTCCGAAAGAATCCGAACCGTGACCGGGGCTTCCGGGTTCAACTGGTCGAGTTGGTCTTTCAGGTCATTTGCCGTAAACCCGAAATCACTCCCGATGTCGTTGTAGATGAGGATTTCCGCCCCACCGTTTTCGTTTGTCAAAAAGTATTTCATGTTTCGATCCTATTACCAAGTATTCGGAAATTGGCCTAAAAAGGTCAATATCTTCAAGTACCTATATCTAGGTTATTCCTTCAGATTATCCCCCTCGTCTTCTGGGGGAAGAGAAGGTTCGGGTGGGGGCTCGAAGAGGGATGCGTCGTTGGCTTCCCGCCAAGTCTGCTGCCGTTCAAGATTCTCGTAGTGATCTTCAACCCGGCGATTGAACCGACCTTCTTGAATATCGGTGTCGGAAATGTGCCCTCCGCGGTGTAGGATGTCGATTGCTTCAGCCACCCGAACCGGGTCTACGTGCTCGGGGACTTCATCCCAGCGGTAGGTATTGTCGGGGGTATCGTCCCGGAGATCTTGAAATCTATTAACGGTCGACATAACCGAATCGCCGGAAACTTCATCTTGGAAGTAACCGGGCGTGCGGACGGCTTGAAACCACCAATCTTCAAAGTCGGGGTCCAAAACTTCTTCGTTGCAATCGAGCCGTTCATCGTTGATAGATTGGCGGTAGGTTTGGCGATCGAGGTTGGCGGAAGCCATATTGAAATCGCCCGAAGATCCAACCGCGTGCATCTTGGGAACTAACATCGGCCGAGCGGCTTCTTGTACGAGCGACATCACGAACGCATCGTACATCGAGACTGGTTGCTTTGGGTCAAGTTGAGTGAGGTCATACTTGTCCGGAAGAACGGTCATCAATCCGCGGTCCACCGGGAAGCTATCAAACCAGTCTTCCGAACTAGTTTGGGTAGGTTGCCCTTGCCCGTCTAATGAGAACGGGTTTGTTGTTGCGGGTTGCAGGCTCTTAAGCAATACCGTGAAGTCTGCCGCGATTTCCGCGTTCTGCACCACTGCCAACGTGTATCGCCGTAAAAGAGCCCACAAGTGTAGAGTTGGTGAAGTTTCAGGAATTCCTCGGTGCCATCCACGATCTTGGCGGAACCAATGAATCATCTGTTCGGCCGGGACCCATGTGCCTTTGAGCGGCGCCCGATTGAAGGTTACCGTATCGCCGGGGTGTTCGTTCAGGACATGGTAATGGGTCGGACGTCCCGAACGGCGATCATAGCGAATCCCGTCAACTTCGAGATTCTTGCTTTCCTTTTTAATCAGCGGCGCGTCGAAGTGGGTGATTTGGTCCGCTTCGTAAACCCGGTAGTTGGATTTTAATGTGTGTTTCAATTTGTCGTCCATGTAGCGGAACATGAACCCTTCGCCGTCTTGGCATTTGGCATGCCTCATCTTCCAAAGGCTTTTACGCATCCGGATTTTTTTAGCTCGCCGCTTCCATTTCCGTTCGATGGTTTGCCGCTGTTGATCATTAAACCGCGGATCATTGATTTGGAGCGTCGGCCCACTTCCAACGAAGTCTTGGCACAACGAGAGAATGATACCTTTTAGGTACCCGTTGTTTGCTGTTTCGTACCGTGAACGATTGCGGAGAACTTTTCGGACGGCTGCGGCGTTAGATGAGTTGGGGGATAAGGCGTCGGCTTGAGCCCAGTGGAGTTGGTTCTGGCTTGTATCTTGTGCAGCGTCATACTTATGGCGAAGCTTCTTCATTATCGTTTGACGAAGCTGCATCATTTCATCATTCGGACGAACCTCTTTGAATGGTTTGTCTGTAGCTGGATTGATCAGCATAGTGTATTCCCTGGGAAGAGGTTATTGCGGTGAGCCGGGCTTGCAGCGGGAGACGCGAAGACCGTGAAGGGGGTTATCTCCAATTTGTTTAGCTTCGCTGTATTGATCGGCCTTGATGATTTCGTCGATTGACCGTTCGACAACCTTACCTTCGTCTGTGGTCATGCTTCGAGGTTCAGCGGCTCTCTGCGCAACACTCTGTTCGGAATCATATTCGTAAGTGATATCCGATTCGATGTAGGAATTGTGGGAGGAACTCACAACACCTGATAGGTCAACCCAGCCTGAATAAACTGGGGTGTCGCCGTTTTCATCGATCACTAAAACGATGTAGGTTCCGACTAGGGATTCGCTAACAGTTGCATCAGTGTAGAGAAGCGGGTTATTTCCGTTTCCAGTGATCCCCGTAGCGGTGTGGACTACGGTATCTGTTCCGTTGGTCAACAGCTTCAAGGTTAACGTCGCGCCCGAACTTCCGGGAAATACAACTGATTGACTCATTACTGTTCTACTTTCTGTTCAATGATTCCGTTGCGAATTCGGAAGTCGGGACCGAATAACGTGTCATCGATGTTTGCGGGTACCCAAATTATTACGGGTTCTGGTTCTGGTTCTGGTTCTGGTTCTACTCCATCAACGACACCTAAATCATGCACCCAGATATTGGCTGGCTCGGTCGGATATCCTTTGCCCGCCCCGGACCAGTTCAAAGGCTTGGTCACACTGGAAGCCAAGAAGGTCACACCCTCCGTCGTCCAATCGTCGAGACCTCCCCGCAGGTGCATGATGTTCAGGTAATTAGACAACGTCGAATTTCTAAGCCAGCTATCCGTACCGCTGTTGTTGGGGGCAGTGATACCAACGCTGAAGCCACTGATCTCGATGTTTTCGATTTGCGTATCCCAGTTCTGGTACGTGCCGGACATCCGCACGCCAATCGTAATCGGCGGCTTTCCTTTGTCAGTCTGGTAGATCGATCCACGTACTTGACTGCTCACAACCGGATCGCCGATGAGGGTGCAGTCCACGAAGGAATTGCCAGACTCGTGGAAGGCGTACACTCCGATGTTGCAGTGCCAAGCTAAGAGTCGTTCTGTGAACTGTCGTTCAAACTTGTCGATGTTGCAGCAACTCTGCGACCAGCTCAGCCAGAGCCCGTTGTCGCTGCTACAGATTTCGTTGTCCGCAAACGACCGGAAGGTTTCCACAGGGGCATTCTTCCGGCGGTAACCGTTCACGCTGATCCCGTTTGCCAGGCAGTCGTAAACGTAGTTTCGGTCGATGGTGTTGCCCGTGCTCCTGAACCACATCCCAGAACCATCAAAGCCGGTGTCGTTCTTGATTCCACCGAGGGGGATGGGATTGTTGACGGTGACGCCGGTTCCCCTCTTCCAGCCTCCAGTGACCTTCACAACGAGGTTATCGGAGAACACATTGTCCACCTCTAGGCCGTTCTCCGTCATGATTCCAGCCCCGTCGCAGTCGTACACCACATTGTTGGTGAAGTTGCCGCCGGAGATCTGTCCGTGGACAACAAGGTGCCACTTGCGGCCGTCGTCGAAGCTACAGTTTCGGACGTTCTTAGTTCCGGTCGCGTGATGGAAATGCAGTCCGTAACGGCCGATCTGGTTGGTCCCAACATGGATCACCGCGCCCGTGTCGTCGTAAACGGTACTGTTCACCGGGTTGGCTTCTGTTCTGCCCAGCCCGACGAACTCGACGCCTACGAGGTTCGCTGTCCCCTGATCGATCACCGCGATATGGCCGCGAGTTCCCGTGGGGTTCTCCGATCTAACCACGATGGATCGCGTCATATTACCGATATGTGAAAACCTCTCGACCCCGAACGGGTTGTCTGCAATTCCCCGGTGCGTACTCGTAGTCCCAGTGATGGTCACTATGTCTGACACAACGCTGATAAGTGTGACAATCTCTGATTGCTCTGCATGGTCTTGGCTTGTGCGGGGAAGTACCAGTTTGTCTCCCGTCTGCCAACTAACAGGCACCGAGTCAATGGGAATGGACGCATCCCCTTGCTGAATCGCGTCAGTCGCACGGACGAACGGCGTTTTGACTTCGCCCGGTGCGGACCAATCACCCAGAACTAGCAGTCCCGTTCCCCATTGGTTGGGATCACTTTCGAGGTCGGTCGGGATGTCCCGAAAAACTAGGTCGGTTCCCGGCCGCGTCTCTAGTGATCCCCCGTGATAAACTACGAGGTCTTTAGTGCGGAAGCTAGTGACGATCTTCAGAGTTCCACTAACTCCCACCCGAAACACTTCAACCGCATTCGTCGTCTGCACGACATGATTAACTTGCGCCGTATCTGTCGAATTAGGGATTGTTCCACCCCATGTTGATGGGTTATGCCAATTCCCGTCTTGAACCGTTGTAATGGTGGGATTTGCAATGAGGTCTGGAATTCCGTGGTGATGTACGAGAGTCTCTGCCCCCGCATTTCCGGAATTTATTGCAATTAGCCAAAGCAAAAATAAAATGCGTTTCATTTAATTGTCGTTTTCAAAATGCGTGAAACATTGGAGGGTTAATTGACGGTGCTGGTGCAGCCCCAGCCGCTGAAAATCCGGTGCGATTCCACGCTGCCGGGTAGATAATCGGGCAGTGATCTGACTTGGTAACGTCACCGGATTTCGTCAGGTGTGCGTCGCCAAAGTAGTCAGGTTCTGGGTCAAGGTTTCCATGCAAAGGCCAATAGGCAACCAGTCCCAGCGGGAACGCACATGGTGCTACCTTTCCGGCTAGGGCTGCCAGGCAGGTGTCTTTCCACGCCGTCACCTTGGCTGCATTTGACCCACCAGGCCAGACGCTCAGATCCCAAATCGCTGCCTCAGCAATCTTGCCGTTGTATTCGTTGCTCGTAACGTCATGAGTGGACGCTCCGAGTCGCGTTCTCACCAGTGACGACGGCGTCGTACTTGTCGTTTCGGTTCCCTCGCTACCGCCGTCGATGTAGGAGTATCGTTTGGTGGCGCTCTCTTCTATTCCACAGGCATGGTGCCAGCCGCCAACGGTGTATCCGGTTGTCGTATCCACATTTGCAGAAGTACCACCGGCTCGCGACTGAAACCGGACTGGGTCGTTTGCCACGCTGCCCGCGCTTATCAACGTAAATCGGTCATTGGAACTGCCGGACAGCCCCACGCTAATCATGTGACCGCTGTTTCCCAAAGTGTCTGGATTAAACCAGCAGCACATAGCTAGAGGCGCAGCGGTCACAACAGCCCCACTGTTGTAGAGCAGCGCATCGTTTGATCCGCCAAAGTCGCGAGCCATTTACGTTTCCTTAATATGAACCGAGACGAGGTATGCGTCACCCGTAGAATCAGTCAAGGCGTCTCGCCGTACCCTCATTACAAAGAAGTCACCGGCAGCAATGTTGTCCGTCTGTACGCCATCTGTGTGCGTGGTGTTGTCGTACCCAAACTCGCCTACCACGCTAGGTGCTCCGGCAGCCACGGTCTGTTCGTTCGTCGAGTAGTCGTGGTCCGTCGTGTCAAAGTCTTCCGCATCATCTGGAACTGCACGGAACATAACGCCCCATGTCGGCCCTGTGCTTGCATGTGAATGCGTGAAGACCAGAGTGACTGTTAGTCCCCCGTCTGCGTATGACTCCGGCATAACTCCGTAGAAGTCTGCGTACTCATCTGTGGTGTCGTCAAACGCCAAGACGAGCAGGGTCTCGGCGCTTGTTCCATCACCCCCAGTAATCGTGTCAAAAGTCGCCGGATTAGTAGCGGGTGGCGTTCCGGATCGTGCGTCGAATACTAGCAGTGTGTCGCCTGAAGCCATTAGGAATCCACCTTATTACGGTAAGCTGTTCGGATCTGTGCTGGCGTGCGATCGGCTAACCCGTGCAGCGCCCGTAAGATATTCAGTTCGTCCATTATCATTTCGAGCATCGCCTTCTTACTTCGCCCGTCGCTGTCCGTTCCATCGAACACTGATTTAGCCGAGTCCTTCGCATCCGTCTCGACCGCAGCAACCTCTGCCGCGTCAACAGCGTCCTTCTCACCCTGAGTCATCTCCGCTATGTCGTCGGCAACCACTTTCCAATACTTGGGATCTACCGTGCCGTGCAAAGTCGCAAACGACGCTGGGTTTATCAGGTAGTTCTCAGTTGGAAAGTCCGGTGTGTTCGCACTGACGCGGAAGACACTGGGATCAGATTTCAGCACTACGACCGCCATACTTATTTCCTTTCTGTTACTAGAAGCTAGTTGATTCGGTGCCACTTGCTGAGAGATAGACATTGGTACCATCAAAGAACCAAGATACCACCTGATAATCGTCAACAGGAAGATCCGTCCAAGTCGGTTCCGTGCCTAGCCAGATCCCCGCGGTGATCGAGCCGTCTTTGGCCCATGCGACATCTCTCGCGGATGTCCCGTCCTGCAAAATAAGAATGACTCCGGAGGCAGTACCTGGGGGTGCTGTTAGCGTCAGAGTAACTGGGGTTCCGCTTGCCGCTTCCATATCAAGGATTTGATGATTAGCTGCACCTAAGTCCATCGTGGCAGCTTGCGTACTCACGACTTCAGTAATAACCGTTCCGAAATGTGCTGATTGTTGCATTTCGACATCTTTTGCAAATGTAGCGTTTCCGGTTGAATCAACTTTGACCAGATCACCACCAGAACCGCTGTTAGTGTTAATTTCAAATGGATTTCCTGCTGACGACGCGGCGACTTCTGAGACGAGAACAGGGGTGGACGGCATACCTTCGATATGAACTTGGCCGGTTGGAGTGATGAAGTCGTCACCGATGCCGATTTTCCCATGCTCATTGAGCATAAAGAAAGAAGTCATATTACCAGTATCATCAGTGTGCCTTACTCGCATACGGAGTTGGCCGCCTTCTGATCCGTCCGTAACGGTTTCAGACACGCCAAAGACTGACGCCCAGGTAGTTCTCGCCGCAGCGGAATCTAAACCGCGGAAATTGAGGTCGCCGACGTTATCCCCATTGGTGGGTGTTACATCAGTACGCTCTAACTGGATCTTCCCCGGAAGTTCTCCAGAGGCCGCAAATCTGGCTTGAGTGCCGAGGAAGTCAAAGTCTTCCGTTGGTGTCGTGCGAAACCCGAACTTAGGATCGCCAGTCGAAGTGTCGATTACAATCAACTCTTGCGCCGCGTCATCCACGATAGACAAGGCATCCGCCAAATTGGTGGGTAGCTGGATTTCGTTGACCCCAGTGGCGCCGTTGAATACTTGCTGCCCTGCCGAAATGAGCGTTCCATCATTGAAGGTTTTATTAGCAGTTACTGTTTGAACAGAACCAAGTAGCATATCGCCACCGCCAGCGGCAGTTTGGAATGTTGGTGCTGTTCCTGTTCCATTACTAGTTAGTACTTGCCCAGACGTTCCGACAGCTACAGTAGCAGGGTTTCCAGACGCATCCCAAGTTATGATTTCTCCGTCTGTACCAACGGCCAAATCAGAAACATCCACATTTGAAAGCGAATTTCCGGTACCGTTCGCATTAAACGTTTTGTTTGTGAATGCGTCTACACTTGCTCCAGTAACGACATCAGCCGTTGCAAGATCAGAATCAATAGCATCACCATTTGAATCCCACTCAATTAGGTTTTGGTCAGCGCCTGCGGTGCCGGTAATAAGAGTTCCATCGAGACCTGATTTATTGTTCACGTTCGCAATGGGTAATACCCCCGTAACGTCGGCGGCTAAGTCAATTTGATTGCGAGTGATAACCTGATTCGCGCCGATCGTGATGTAGTCCGGAGTTCCTGTAAGTGTGACGTCTTCATCGCTGAGGTTGGTTCTTGCCGTAGATGCACTTGCCAAGTCGGAGAGATTGTTCGCCTTGTCAATGAGTTCGATGTCTTCGTCGGGTACTGTGATAACGCGAGTGGTGGAAGTGGTAAGGCCGTCGACTTCAAATCGCAGTAGCTTGGTAGGGTCGGCCGATCCTTTAATGATCGTAGAAGCATCGTCAATCGGGTGTGTATCGCCAGAACCACCCGCATCGGTATCCCACGTAACGGAACCACCGGAGATCTTTAAGACTTGGCCTTCCGATCCCTTGGAAAGAATCGAGGCTGTGTTTGTTCCCGTTCCTACGATAAGATCACCGCCAGCCACCCAAGCATCATCGGTGGTAATGTCCCCGCCTCCTGCGGCGGCTTGGAAAGAGGGAGCGGTACCGGGACCGTTACTTGTAAGAACTTGGGTAGCAGTTCCCGGCCCTACGGCAACAGGATCGCCGGAAGCATCCCACGTAAGGATTTCACCATCCGTGCCGGAAGCGATTTTATCTAACGTGATTGCATTGTCGTCAATGTTTGCTGTGGGTAGTGTTCCCGTGACGTCGGTATCAAGGTCAACTTGAGCACGAGTGAGAATTTGCCCACTTAGGGTTATGTAATCAGGCGTCCCGGCAAGAGAAACATTTGTTGAGTTGTCCGTGCCCGCTTGATCGACATCGAGATTTGTTCTCGCGGCGGCTGCTGTTGATGCACCGGTACCACCTTCTGCTACGGGCAAGTCCCCCGTAACATCCGTAGTGAGGTTTACTTGTCCGGTGGTGATGACTTGTCCTGCTCCGCCCCCCGTGATGTAGTCATACGTGCCAGCAATCGTGACATCTTCATCGCTAAGATTTGTACGAGCGGTCGCAGCATTGTTGACATCGCTAAGATTGCTAGCGATCTTAAGGTCGAGAGCATCTGCGGTGGTATTCTCATTATCAACGTAAGCCTTTATTGATTCGGCGGTCGCTAGATTAAAAGCGTCCGCGGTCCCCATGGAGTCGTCGTCGATTACATCATCGACATTCACAGTCGTGGGGAAATCAATATTTTGTCCGTTGAGATCGAGGTCGCCGCCAAGCTGTGGCGTTGTATCTTCAACGATATTGCTGATACCGCCGCCTGCTCCGGCACTGGTTTCTTTCCAAACCGCGGCGCCTGTGGATACGTCAACAGCGATGAAAGATTTATCGCCGGTCGTATTAACCCATCGGCTTCCGACCTCGTAGCCGTCACCTGTGTCATCAGTAACGGCCGGGTCAGTTGAAGCCGACAGATTATTCTTTCGCCCAATCCATTTCTGGGTAGAGGAATCGTAGCGAAAGGCGTCTTCGTCTTCCGGGTTGGTTAGGTTGACACCCCGGAGATCGCGAAGATGCGGAATAAATTGCGCCCCCATCAAACCGACGGCGGCAATAAATGTCAGGAAACAAAAGACGCGATGTATTTTTTGCATATGACCCGGCCAAGTAGAAGACAATGAAGTCCTTTCCTTCATTCTTCGTAGGCGGGCCAGCTAAAGGCAACCGTCTTGTGTTCCTACATCTAGGTTATTCCAAAAAAGGGTTCTTAGTCTCAGGTCGTTCGTAGGGTTCTGACTCCAAGGGTTCTTCTTCGGGTTTCTTCTTACGCTCGGCGCTTGATGGCATTTTCAATTCATTGTCGACCACTTCCTTGGTTCGGAATTGTTTTCCGCAATTCCGGCAAAGCCTGATTCGGACAATTAAAGTATCATCCATAAGCCGACGGGTTTCAAGTACCTTGTGGTGGGCACAAGCACAGCGGGGGCAGCAAGTGGAGGGCATGCTATTGTGCTTCGAGGGTAATTGAGCCGTTGTCGGAATCTATTACTGTTGGAATCAGGATAATCGAATCGTCGTCATTGATGGCGTAGTCGTCCGGTTCCCAAATGATCGCCCCGCCGGATCCGTTGTCGAAGCTTTCCATCCGGTACAACAGTTGTTCAATTTGTTCAAGGCGTTCGTTTGTTTTTTGTTGAAGGGCTTCTCCGTGAAATGCAAGGGTGGCAAGAAGAGTTACAAATAGAAACGTTATTACGAGTCTATCAATAGTGGTCATGATTTGGCCCCGCGTCTTCGTTTTTGTTCATAGATATCCCGCATGTTTCGTTTAGAGGGTTCTTGGACATCTGCATTCGATTTGATACTAGCACCGCATACGGCGGCAAGGCACATACAACCAGTGGCGCAATCGAGGTAATCATTGTCGCTCTTGTTTTGCGGCCGGGGATGCCAGCAATCTTTAATCATTCCTCGTGCAGCGATCGGTTCTGGATACTCACTTTCTGTAATGTGGGTGGCGAACATTCGGTGTTGCCCTTCAAACTGTGGCTTGAAGAGTGTAATGCTTCCGTCCGATCCTTTCGGAGTGGCAAGGCGTTTCATCAAAAACGATTTTAACCGATTAACGTCAGCATGGATATACTGCGTTCCGTTCGGTAAGGATTTTATTACCCACTTAGATTCTCGCACATGCGGGAACTGTTGGTGTTCAAACAGCCAGCCGTCCGTTTCGCTGTACTCTTCTAGCTGGCGAAAACTCGGCATATAAGCTTGACCAGCATATGTAGTGATCCGCGGGTCCTGTGCTTCTTTGACGAACCGCTTAACGACATCCGACGCTTTACCCCATTGCGTATCGATTGCCAAGGCTCGAATACCCATTGTTGCTTCTTGCCCGATGCGGGCGAACTTTCTGGAGAGGAGGTAACGGGTCGCTTGTTGCAGAGCCAGATAGATCTTGGCGTCGAATGGGGCGCGGACCTTCGTAGACTGCTCTTTAGGCGTTGGTGGGAGTTCATTTGGGTACGCTTTATAAAATCCACGGGTGAGATGCGACCACCCAGCTAATTGGAACTTACGGAAGAACGTCGACGGGACTTGGGGGAAGGTTCCGTAGTCAATGAATTGCCCATTAAAATTCGAGTCGTGCGCCAGTATGGTGTAGAAGAGTAGCTCGTCTTGGACATCGATAAAGCAAACGAGGTTGCGCCACTTTTCGGATAGTTCATTCCGTGGTATCTCGGTGAAGTGGTTTTCGACTTCCGAACACTTCAGCAACAATCCTTCGGTGTCGACTTTGCTGCGAGGTCTATTTTGTCCCTCGGACAAAAATGATAAGTGATCCTTGAACCTCCAATTCATGGCGGATTGAATACCTGACACTTCATTCACATCAGGATTCGTAGAATCCGTTTTGAATCTCTCCGGCCAAGAGACTTCAAAGCCTTCGTCCATCGCTTCGCGATTATTGAGATAGTACTCATTCGCCAGCTTCAGGTTGCCATGTACGCGGTAGCTCCGTTCTCGCACATTCTTGTATTCCAACCACAGTTGCCCTACAGGATTGGGGACTCCGTGGATTTCATCGAGTATGGCGTCATTGTCCATACCCGAGGGATAAGAGTCGATGATTCCCCGCCGCATTCCGTTCCATTCTGGTTTGCGCGAAGGTGTAAGGTAAATGTCTGATACGTCCCCGTCACGAATAACGGTGCACGGCATGAGAGTCGCCTGACTAACGTCCGGGGCTGCCAAGTAATCAATGGCAGATTCGATAAGCCTTTCAAGATCTTCGCAAGATTTGACGGAGTCTGCCTTCTGGTCTTTTTGTACGTCATCGAGAAGCACCAAGTCAGGTCGGGGTTGCGAAAGTAAGATCGGGTGAATGTCTGCTTCACCGCGGATACTGCCGTCCACACCAGCTACGCGAATGATGGAGCCTGCGGAATTCACAATGAACCGGTCGTACTGCTCCAAGTACGTTATGCAATCCGGATCGTGCTTAAGATAACCCCCGGCATCCTCCTCTGTCAACAAAAGCGAAGGAAACTGGACGTCGTTGCTGCTCCAGTTCAAATGGGTCCGTTGCCCATCGTACGTTTGCGAGTGCATGCCCTGACCGGCTCGGCCGTCAATTCGATAGATCGGGTAGCAGAGTTCCGGGAAATCCTGATTGAGTTCCGGCGACCGGTAGAAGAGACCCTTGATAAATTTCAGGGTCTGTGTTGCCTTGGGCTCTTTGGATCCAACGAAGAATGAGAACTTACGCAAACCGAACTTGGTGGCCCGTGCAATCATCCCACGGCTTACCGCGGTCTTTCCACAACCACGAGGCATACCGAACGATTGCTTGCCGCCTTCCTGAATCTTGCGTTCGATGGAGTAAACCAAATCAACCACGAACGAAGACCACGGCAGGTAGAACACATTCGGCATGTAGGTCTTGAGATCTACGAGAGGGTCAGCCTTCGCGGCTAATCTGCGTTCCCAATTGATCGCGTTGAAGTCGATCGGCTTATAGTTCGTCGCTTCGGGAGTACGGCGAATATCGCGGAACTCAAGTTCGCGAGTTGCATTAGCCGCGGCGGATGCACGCTTTGAAGATTCCTTAGCCCGATGAGATCTAACACGTTCCCCCGGCTTCACGGGTTTTCTGGGAGGAGGAACAGGGTCGGGCGGGGCGGCCTTCTTCGCAGAGGTCTTAATAGATTTCTGTTTTGGTTTCTTAGTAGTAGCCTTCTTAACTGGTAATGAACATTTCTTTGATTTGGAATTTATTAAAGACTTGGCTTGTGGAGTCTTAGCCATTAAGTGAGTTCCTACTTAGTTACTTATATCTATTACTATTCCTACCCAGGGGATTTGGTATATGACCCTTCATTTCTGGAATTTATTAAAAGTTCTTCCCCGACTCAGAATACCGAGGTCGCTGTGGTCTGTCAAGCGGAAAAAAGTTCCAAATACCACCCGAATTAGGGCTGTCTCTTATACACATCTGACGCTGCCGACGAGC